TCACGCCACGTCAGACCGGATGAGTCGACCTTTGTTGTCACGGGGCAGATTCAGATGCGACATTGGACGGCGTGTTGGTCGTGACATTTCCCGGACCAGCCACTCATTGACTTTAGTTTTAAGCCATTTGTTGGAGCCACCCATATATGAACAGTCTGGCTCCGGGAATGGGTTGTTGTCGCTTGGTCGTTTACGGTAACGATCCAGCGTCCTGGAAGAAATCCTTAGCTGACAGCAAATTTCGCTGGTGCTCATCAATTCAAAGTCTCTAATTTTTTTGCTCATCGTTTTCTCCATTGGCCCCGCAACGGGCCATCGCTAATATTCATTTTGCCTGTGCGGGCAGATTTCTAAGTTTCCTGGCGCCGATCATTGCGGTGGCTACGTAGCTGGTGGCCCGGTTAACTACTTCGACAGGAACCTTTACGCCATCCACTACAACGGTGTAATTGGTAACGTGCTTTTGTCTTCCGTAATCGCCGAACTTCTCATGATGCGCCGCCAGTGCAACATCACATGCGTGACGACCGATTGGTGATTGCTTGCTTCTGTTAATAAGTTTCATCATCACTAAATTCCCAGTGAGGCGACGATATCGTTCGCTGTTTCTCGGGTACTGCCTTTACTCGATATTGATCTGCGGGCATTGACCCGGTGCAGGGTGAAGCCGTGCTGCTCGTAAAGTTCAATAACGCGTGGTGCGGTAGAATTACTGATAAACACCTTTGCGCCACGCTGATGGGCTGCCACGCAGCTTTCAGCAAGCGCTACCTGGCTATCCCATGAGAACCCACCGGAGGCGTAGCTAGTGAATCCAGCGGTGCCGGGCATCGGTTCGTATGGTGGATCGCAGTAAACGACATCACCATCACCCGCCAGCCTGAGAGTACGTTCGAAACCTGCAGTCATAAATACGCACGCGTGAGACTTCAGCCTGAATGCCCTGATCTCTTCTTCCGGGAAATACGGGGCTTTATACTTTCCCCATCCAACATTGAAAAAACCGTCAAGGTTGTAACGCATCAGGCCGTTAAAGCAGTGCCTGTTGAGGTAAAGGAATGCGGCCGCTCTTTCTGTCGCATTCAGTTTCTGGGCGTTGAATGCTTCACGAATTACTGTGTAGTTTTCGACATCATTCAGATGCCTGAAAGCCTTCATTGCCTCTGCGATTACCGAATCAGGCACTACGACCAGCATCTGGTACAGATTGATCAGGTCAGCATTAATGTCAGCCAGCAGGAAGTATTCGTGTTTATCTGAGTTGAGAAACACCGATCCGCCGCCCACAAATGGTTCTATCAGTCGTTTACCTGCCGGGATAAGACGATCCAGTTCCGGCAGCAGCGAATATTTACCGCCTGCCCATTTCAGGAACGGGCGGCGCCAGGTGCGCGGAACACTTTTTTCAACTGGTAGTACTGCCGTTGTTGCGTGCGTCATCGCCACTGCTCCCCGAACGTGAAGCCAATCTCCTTTAGCGCTTCGTCCATCTTTTCGATAAATTCCGGTACCATTTCGTTGAAGAGGGACATGTATTTGTCGTCTCGCTCAACAACCACGTGGTGGATACCTTCTCGTTTCATGCGCGGGTCATAACTCGCGAAATACCATGCATCTCTCCCGGTTACCCACATGCTGAATTGCACCTGGGCCATATAGGCGGATTTGATAGCCTCGAAGCCGCCAAGCCTGAATTTCATAAAGTCGCGAGAGGTGAAAGGGCACTTCAACTCAAGACCGCGGCCATCACTGCACAGGCCGTCAGGAGAACAGGCGGTACGCATGCCCTCGTCACGGAAAAGGATCGGCGACCCGGTGACCTTCACGTCAGTGGTGAACTCAAACAGGGTGCGAGCATCGTCCTCATACTGTTTCCCCCAGGCCAGCGCCCTGGCGTTAACTTCCGGTGCCACGCCGGTGCAAACTTCGGCAAGAAGGGTGAGAAAGTAGGACATCTTCATATCAGTCCACTTCTTGCCCGACTTTGGCCTGGAAATGACGTTGTGAACTTCGGAAGCAGTGATGACACCGAGGCGTAGACGGTGCCACGCGTCATCACCCTGCTCGATGTTGCTAACGTCAATACCTGTACGAGCCAGGATAATTTCTGGTGTCATGCTTCCACCTTCTGTTCTGAAGCTTTCTGTTTCAGGAATCCGAGGGCTTTCACTGCTTCGATTTGCGTAAGATCTGACGATGCACCAATATCGCGGCGGAAGATTTGTGAGCAGAGCGGCAGCAGATCGTCATCCCATGTTTTATTCAGGGTGATCAGCAGATCATTAATTTCCCGCATGGTTTCATCGCTAACCGGAGTGATGTCGCGTTCCGGCTGGCGATCTGCGGTATACGTGGTATTTTCGACAATGCGTTCGGCCTCATCCTTGTCGTAGATGCCAGCGAAACCAAAAGCGAGACGGGCGCACTGGATCATTGCTTTGTGTCGCAACATCCGTTTGGGATGTGACTGCCACGGCCCAGTAATCTCACGACCATCACGGGTTTTGAATGGTTCCCGGCGACATTCATCCATCCATTCGGTAACGCAGATCGGATGGTTACGGTCCTTACGGTAAATCCTGCATGTACATGATTCGTTATCCTGCTCAAAATCCATGCCGTCAAACTGCTGGTTTTCGTTGATAATACGGGACCAGCCATCAACACCCACCACAGGGACGATCCCGTTCTGCTTATCAGGAAAGGCGTATATTTCTTTCGTCCACGGATTAAGACCGTACTGGTTGGCGACTATCAGTAGCGCAATAAACTGCGCATCACTGGCATCACCTTTAAACGCTGTCTGGCGCAATGTGGTGATCAGTTCCTGCGGATCTACAGAATCCATTCCTACACGTTCAGCCAGTTTTCCTGCCAGTGTTGCGAGTGCTGTGCTCATTTGTCTTATTCCTCTGATTCAATATCAATTTGATGCCGGGAAAACACTTCAACCATGTACCGCACAAACTCCGACGCACGCTCCTGGAATTCGACATCGTCATCAAATGCCCGGCTGATCGCCTTTTTGTTGGCGCCGTGGCGCTGTAGCTCGTCCATACACAGCGACTCCAGCATGTGAAGCGACAGTCCTTTCTCCAGGTCGTCAGCCAGTTCGGATTCTTTCTCTTCTCTGGCGATTTGCTGGTAATGCCGGGTCCAGTCCTGAGCCTCGATCCGGTCGTAAGTGAGATATGCGTTCATGGCTGAACTCCTGAATTTTGTGTGTAAAAATCCTGTCGCTTTAATAGCCGACCATTCGGTTAAATTCGGTTTTCTGACGTTCCCGCTAATGGGTTGCAGGTTTGCCGTGTTGGTTGAGGTAAACCTCGATCTCGTCGTTGGTTGTCCGCAGGCGTTCGAAGAGGGTAAACAGGTACAACCCTTTTCCTACGTTTGCAGATGCGCGGTATGTGCGCCCCTGGTACTTAACCAGCATTCCCGGTACAACGCTGGTTCTTGGTAATGTTGTTGTGCCGTAATTAGTCATCTCATCCTCGTGCCTGCCGATATCGCCCGGCCAGCGGAACATTGTTTAAACCTTCTGCGCGTTAACTTTTCCACCTCATTCCGGTCTTCGTATGCCCCGGACGGCTACATTCGTGGGCGTCCTGCCTGGGTGGTTCGTTGTTGCTATGGATTAATTAAACACAATGTTTATTAGTGTGTCAACATAATGAGTGTTTTTGTATAAACAAATTGTTTATTTGTTGGAAGGGGGTGGTGTGGGTAGTATGTATTTTAAGGTTTCATATGGTCATAAAATCATCAAAGAGGGTTAGCTATGGATCGTGACGAGCTGGAAGAAGACCGTGCGGCATTCATTGCGGGTGAGATTGGCGGCGCAGTGGTCGAATTGATAATCGACGGCGTAGTGATCAGCCGCGATGCGATTGTGGATAGCCTAGAGGCTAAGCGCAGGGCAGTGGGAAACGTTATTCACAAAAGTGTATTGCGGGATGCGGCTGCTATGGTGCGGAAAGGGCAATAAAAAACCCGGCGCGAAGGCCGGGTGATTCAAAGGTATAAGTAAGACTGTGGAGCTTTAATTCCATCGCCAAGCGCTGATAATGGGAGCGGGGTTTCAAAACGTTCGACATCACCTACCTTAATTGCGTAGGCTGTGCTTCTTCCAGAGTAGTAGTTGTCGAAAAAAGTTTTTGAAATTCCAGCGTATTTTTGGGTTTTAATCCATAAATCTTCTGGTGCATCTGACAGAATAGACTCAATGCTAAATTGCCCCACCACCTTCCCAAGAGGCATGGTGGCATAGATAACAACTGTGTTAATGCTTCTGTTTTTGAAGATCCCTTTACGAAACTCAAATCGCTTCGACCCATCTAGTATTTTTTCAGCGAACTCCGGTTTAATGGATAATAAAACTTTCATTGACACAACCCAATCTTAATATTTCATTAAACTGCTGATCGGTAATCTCGAAATTACCCCACCGCCCAGTACGGTCTCCACGCAGTCCCACTTGATCGATAAGCATCTCACGAGTCGGTCTTTTTTGCAAGGCGATGTTGTATGTAAATCTTACGATATAAGGGCTGCGTTTTGTACGATAAAAATTCCTTAATTCTTTTTCGGAAAACACGCTAAATTTATAGCAGTATTTTACAAATGAATCTTCATCGTTAAAGCTTGTTATATGGCGCACTGATTCCACCACGCATATTGAGGTAGCTACTGAGCGATATTTCGCTAGGCCTTTCCCATCTGTCATGCGATATATTACGATGACATCTCCCCTGTGCATCAACTGGACAGAGTCCATTCCACAGATATAAATCTTATGTATGCTGTTCGTGTGCGATACATCCTGAACGATATCAGGTGATTCATTGACCAATTTTGAGTCGGGGAAAAGCCTTGTGTGGTACTCGGGCTTGATTGCGAGAATAAATTTTTTCTTTTCTGTTGGTAAGACTAAAGGATAATCAAGAAGTACATCACCATTAACATCATTTAAACTCCTTGCATATACAAATTCTTTCCCGTTTTGAGTTTCCTTTTCTCCATGGATATAGAATCCATACGCTTGGAAAAGTTTAACAAGGTGAGCGTGCTTCTCGAAAACTGTAACATAAATATCATCAGAACCTGAGCCAAATGCACGATCGAACGCTTTCTTTAGAAATCTTTGTCCCCTAAGTGTGCCTTTTGATTCAAATTTAAATGTTCCGATCTTCAAGTGATTTCCATTAGGCAGCTGAGGTGAAATATCTCCGGCATCATCATTTTCTTTGAGGTACATGAATCCTTCAATTTTGTGATTTTCATCGTAGAGAATGTAGGCAGATTCATTAGCATCAGCTTTTTTCTTAAGCCAATCAGGAAACTCCTTGTAGTCACTCTTCAGTGAATCAAAAAAGGGGTCGTTATGATCAAATTGAGAGAAAGTTTCATACCTTAAGCTATCCATGTACCCTCACTTATAATCGAAAAATCTCACATTACATTAATACCTGTGAGTCATTTATATGTTTGTAGTTCATTCACAGTCGCCCTTAATCCGCCGCCCCATGTACTTCGCGTACAGCTCGTCAAGTTCCTTCAGGCGCAGCGAGACAATCCGCAACATGTTCTGTTGCTCTTCTTCATTTGGTAGTTGGTTGTAGAGTTCCAACAGTCTCCGTTCGTCGTGCCTCAAACCATCTTTGGCATCCACGTCTTGTCCTAAAACCCATTCCAGGCTAACGCCAAGCGCATCGGCAAGTTTTATTGCAGAGCTTTTGCCTATTGCTCCCCTGACAAACCAGTTGTTGACCGATTGAGCGCTCACACCGCAGATCCTCGCTATATCCGCTTTGGATATGCGCTTCTTCTCAATGATCTCATTTAACCGCCGAACCTGCGGATTGTCAGTTTGGTGTGTGTTTTTTCTCATATATCGAAATTCTAAACTAAAAGTTTATCTCCTCAACATTCATAATGTTGACTTTAAATTAAACATAATGTTTAATTTGGTTTGTAACTTCTAAGGAGTGGTTTATGAACGCATTAGAAAAAGCCATACAAGTTGCCGGCAATTCTTCAAAGCTGGCAGAAAAGCTCGGTGTTTCGTCAATGACAATTAGTCACTGGAAAAAACGTTACGGTGGTGTTGTACCTAAAGGCCGAGTTTTCCCCATTTTTCATGTAACTGGCATCACCCCACACGAACTTCGCCCTGACATGTATCCAAACCCAACAGATGGCTTACCAAGCCAAGAGGCGTCAGCCAAATAACCATAGAGGATATTTACCCATGGAGAACGCAATTGCACGAAAGTTAGACCCACCAGAAATCAACCCGATTGAGATAGAGAGTGTCCTGCTCAACCGGCTTGCATCAGTAGGGCAGAAATCATACGCCGAGTATATGGGCATCAGCGAGTCGACAGTCAGCAGGCGTAAAGCTGAGGGATATTTCTGCAACATGGCGAAAGAGCTGGCTTTTCTTGGGATTCAGGCCGCGCCACCGGAAGCGGTACTGGTATCCAGAAACTATCTCACAGCCGTAGAGATTCTCGCTGATGCCGGGCTAAAGGCTGAACGAGCCAGGCCGGATGCGCTGGGGTGGGACTGAAAATGGCAGCAACCAAAAAGGCGAAAGCCGCGGTGAGGGGTCACCAACGGCTTTCTGGTGGAATTAACTGGATCAATTCACAGGAGTAATTATGGCAAACACTGCCAAAGTAATCAATTTTCCTGTGCCTGACGTGGCACCTAAGGAGCCGCGCGTGGCAGATCTCGATGATGGCTATACGCGCCTGGCAAATGAACTTCTGGATGCCGTGATGTGTTCTGGTTTGCCGGAGACTGAGCTGTGCATCCTGATGGCCATATGGCGCAAAACGTATGGATACAACAAGAAAATGGACTGGATCAGCAACGAGCAGCTAGAGGAGATGATTCAGAAGCATCATACCCATTGCTCGACAGCAAAAAACAGTCTGATCAGGAAGAAGGTACTGATTCAGGAAGGCCGCAGGGTTGGTATGAATATCCATATTTCCGAGTGGCAAACTAAAAATAACGGATTCTGCAAAACATTAGCTAAACCTGCTAAGAAAACCTTAGCGGAAGTTGCTAACGCACCTAAGCAGAAGTTGCTAACCACAAAAGACAAACTAACAAAAGACAATATTAAAAGATCTACGTCCGAGAATTCTGACGAATCCTCTGACAAGCCAGCAAAGAAACCTCATGTTCTAAAACCCGAAGCAGCGATTCAGAGAGGCAACAAGTGGGGAACTGCTGAAGACCTAACTGCTGCCGAGTGGATGTTTGACCTGATAAAAACCATTTCTCCATCAGCCAGAAAACCTAACCTGGCAGGATGGGCTAACGATATACGCCTGATGCGTGAATGTGACGGACGGACACATCGCGACATGTGCGTGCTGTTTCGCTGGGCGTGCCATGACAGCTTCTGGGCTGGCAACGTCATTAGCCCGGCAAAGCTCCGCGAAAAGTGGACTCAACTCGATATCAACCGCAACAAGCAACAGACTGGCACAACTGCCTCTAAGCCAAAACTTGACCTGAATAACACTGACTGGATTTACGGAGTGGAGCTATGAAAAACATTGCTGCGCAGATGGTTAATTTTGACCGTGAGCAGATGCGCCGTATTGCCAACAACATGCCGGAACAGCATGACGATAAACCGCAAGTTGAGCAGGTTGCTAAGGTCATCAACAACGTGTTCAGTCAGCTTATGGCCGCGTTCCCTGCAACCACAGCTAATCGCAGCCAGGCCGAGATGAACGAAATCCGTCGCCAGTGGGTTCTGGCTTTCCGTGAGAACGGCATCACCACCATGGAGCAAGTTGCGGCCGGAATGCGTGTCGCCCGCCGTCAGGAACGTCCGTTTCTTCCGTCTCCAGGCCAGTTCGTCGCATGGTGTAAGGCTGAATTGGCAACTGCTGCCGGGCTTCCTGATGCCAATGAACTGGTCGATATGGTTTACCAGTATTGCCGCACGCGTGGTTTATACCCGGATGCAGAATCATATCCATGGGAATCCAAAGCCCATTACTGGCTTGTCACCACACTGTACTCAAACATGCGAGCTAACGCTCTTAGTGATACCGAGTTGCGCCGCAAGGCAGTCGAAGAACTCAACCACATGGTTACCAGGATAAACCGTGGAGAGGTGATCCCGGAGCCAGTTAAGCAGCTTCCTGTTCTTGGTGGCAGACCACTAAACCGCGCGCAAAACCTCGCGAAGATTGCAGAAATTCGGGCCAAATTCGGACTAAAGGGGGTCAGATCATGATAACTGCATTAGATATTGAAAAAGTAATCACCGATAAAGGGCCAATGAGCAACATCAAAGGTCCGCTTATCAGCAGTCAGCGCTACCTCGACAAGGCAAAGGTAAACAACAGAGCGGCAAGATTTAAGCGTTTTATCGTATCTGTTTACCCGATAGTTCTGCGTGGGCAGCAATACACCATCCTGATGGATGGCCACCACAACTACGCGGCGGCAAAACTGGCTGGCATAGAACCTGATTACCGACCAATCACCAAAAAGGTGCAGCGTATTCTCGGTGAGATGTCATGGCGCGAGCGTGAGGCATTCTTCATCAACAACGTTACAGACAGCAACTACTACTTTGTTGAAACAGGCGAAGTGGTTCATGAGTTGGTTATGCCTGATACGTCCTGCAAATTCCAGGCGCACGCAGGTAACCAATGGATTTTTGGAGGTGCAGCATGAACATCGACAAACGTGCGCTGCGTGAAGTGGCGGAGAAGGCTACGCCGGGGAATTGGCGCCGCACCTCATCACTGTTCAATGGCATCACGGTAACGCCGTTTTCTCTCTGCGGTGAAGAAGTGATGTTGGCCCATACTGTTGAGAAACGTGACGCGGAATTTATCGCCGCAGCCAATCCCGCCACCATGCTGGCACTGCTGGATGAGAATATTCAACTCCAGCGGGGAAAAGACGCAATAGAGGCCGTAGCGCTGGTGCTGCGTGATGATATGCGACAGGCGCGAGAGCAACTGGCAGCCGCAGAAAAGCGGAACGCCGAACAGCGTGAGTATTACGAGGGCGTTATTGCTGATGGAGGTAAGCGCATAGCAGAACTGGAGGCGCGGGAGGTCAGCGTTTCTGAGATTCGCAAGAATAAATTCATCGAGAAAACTGAGGATGAACTTGATGGAGACCACTACACTATCTGTAAAAATGGATGAGTAGTGATTATAGCTGTAAAGGTACGTCAGCGCTGATTATGTTTGTCTACGAAGGTGAAAATATAAGGTTGACCATGATACAGTTGGATCTGGTCTGGGTCTGCATCCATTGTATTATCATTGATAACTAACCCGGGAAAATCATGTGGTTTGTTCAGCTCCTTCACCATGTCAGACATAACAGGATACTCTGTGAAATCAGCGCTCGCCTCGTATCCTTCGCTAATCACATCCAGCCTTTCGAAAAAAGCTTCCTCATTATCTTCATGCCGTGTCGCCGTTTGGCGAAGGGCATTAAGATTGCGCGTCCTAAGATGAGCTACACGATCCGGGGAAGCATACCCGGTGAACTCAGGGATTGACCATCCCAATTCTTGTGCTATACGGCGTGCCAGAATTTCAGTGGGTCCTGGCTCAATATTACCATCTTCTAATGGATCGCCGGCTCCAGTAACATGATGAATGATCTCGTGAATTAGCCCTTCCTGCCATGAGGGCATCTCACACGAGTCAGTGTCTGGCGCCGCACTAAAACTGATATAGGCTTCCTCGTGTTCATCTTTTCTCGCCTCGCAAATAGGTAAAATTGGCTCTTGACCAGCCTCGTATTCATACAATTCGCTATGCGTCAGTAAGTGAATAGAATCAACCCCGACGGGGGAATCTTCGTTGATCTCGTATTCGTTTCTGTATGTGATGCAGCCAAGTTGCACTTCCTTATTATGGATGCCATAGATTACGGCATCACGAAAGGTCTGTGATCGGCTTAAGGCATCAAGTACAGTGTTACCGATCATATTGGCCGTGTGCTGATCGATGAGCCTGCTACGACTACTGTGGACAGCGTAAATGACACTTTGGTAGAGGTTGCTTAAATCTGCGGCGGAAAACGGTATTCGCTTACCTGTCTCCAAAACGTAATCCGCATAGGCATTCTTTGAAGGATGAGGAACAACGGCAGCAGAATATTCTTTCTGTGGAGCAAAGTTTAAACAAGGCGTAGAAGATGAAATTTTCATATTAAAACTCTATATGGTTTTGTACATTTCAGTTTTGCCATCTTATTCATAGTGTTGATATGGCGTAAAAAGAGCCATGGTTATTTCTACCATACCTTCGGTGTGAATATCACAACTCAGAAACTCGAGTACGCTGCGACGGGTTTTCCCGCCTGAAATCTGATATGAAACAACACGCTAGCTTTTGCAAAAAGTGCTATTCATGTCTTGAATATTCTTTCTAACAGGTATACTGTATTTATATACAGTAGTTAAGTGTAGAGGGAATTATGAGAATTGAGCTTGTTATCAGCCGGACAAAACAGCTTCCGGAAGGGGCAGTTCCTGCACTGGAAAAAGAATTAATTACCCGTCTCCAGAATCAGTATGAAAACTGCAACTTAACCATCCGTCGAGGCAGTCAGGATGGTCTGAGTATCGTCGGTGCTGCTGATGGCGATAAAAAACGTATACAGAGCATTCTGCAGGAAACGTGGGAAAGCGCTGACGACTGGTTTTATTAACATTGCGCTTAATGCTGGCGCGCATTTTTCAGAATACCGCAATTTGCGTATCCCTTTGATGCTGCTGCCGACAATTTTTAACCGCGTCTGTACATCGCCTGAAGGGAGAACAAAAATTGAGTAATTCAGCTTTGCAAAAGTCAGAAGATAGCTGGTATGACATTGTAAGAAGATCTGATGGCTGCGTAGTGTTTAGCTTTCCATCATCAGGCAGGCATCTTATCTATCGTGTAAATGGCATGGTATCTATGCGTCCTTTGCTGGATGATGAAGAAGTTTTTACTCCCAACGGTTTTATGCATTTTATTCGCCGTCTCGGCTACCGGGTAACATCACCTTCTGATAATATGAAATCAACGGCCTGAACAACCGTTAACCTTCTGCGCCACGGAGAATACCATGGCGCACGAATTACAACTCATCAAGCAGTCATCTGGAATCCTGATCCCCGCGACGCCGGAGACCAGCGATATTCTGCAATCAAAAATTAAACTCGGTGCCGTGCTGGTGGCTGAGTTCCGTCAGGTGAGGAATCCTGCATTCCATCGCCGCTTTTTCGCGTTGCTTAATCTTGGGTTTGAATACTGGGAACCCACCGGCGGCGCCATTTCTGCCAATGAGCGCAAACTGGTAAACGGTTATGCAAAGTTTCTCGCTGCATATGGCGGGAATGATTGCGCATTACTGGATGCGGCTGAACAGTATCTGGAACAGATTGCAAACCGCCGGGTAACAAACGGAATTAGCCTCTGTAAATCTTTCGATGCATACCGCGCATGGGTGACGGTTGAGGCTGGTCACTATGACGCCATCCAGCTACCTGATGGTACCCTCCGCAAACATCCCCGCAGCATCGCTTTTTCCAGCATGGATGAGGTCGAATTTCAGCAGTTGTATAAATCCGCGCTTGATGTGCTCTGGCGGTGGATTTTATCACGTACATTCCGTACTCAGCGCGAGGCCGAGAACGCCGCCGCCCAGCTCATGAGCTTTGCGGGGTGATGACGATGAAATACTCCTGGTTCCATCATCACGACTGCACAACCGAGCAGGCCGATGAGCTGGTGGCTCGGTATCGGGCACGCGGTGTCAAAACTGAGCGTAGCCTCAATCCGGATTACACCACCTGGACAGTTAGCGCGTTTCTTCCTACCTCCAGCAAACCGGCCAGGCCGGATAACCGCTGGCGTAACCGGGTCTGGGGGTGAACATGGCTAAATTACCGCGCCGTAAGTGTGCAAACAAAGAATGCCGCCAGTGGTTTCACCCGATGCGAGAGGGGCAGATTGTATGCTCGTACCAGTGCGCCAGCGCCGTCGGCAAAGAGCAGACCAGAAAAGCTCGCGAAGACGCGCAACGTAAGGCGCAATCCCTTCAGCGCGCCGCTGAGAAAAAAGAACGCGCCGCCTGGCGCCAGCGGAAAGCCGCGGTTAAACCGCTGAAGCACTGGATTGACTTGACACAGCGCGCCGTAAACGACATTTGCCGCGAAACCGAACTGGCAGAAGGACTCGGTTGCATCTCCTGTGGAACGAAAACGGCGTTTGCATGGCATGCAGGCCATTACAGGACTACGGCCGCCGCCGGGCAACCCTGCTGAAAAAACTCAACGCTGGTGATCAGGCCGGAGCCTGCAACGAGCTTAAACGCTGGACGTATGCAGGCGGTAAGCAGTGGAAAGGGCTGGTAACGCGTCGCGAGATCGAGCACGAGGTGTGTACGTGGGGGCTGAAATGAACCGTATAACTACGGGTGTAATAGCCTCATTGTTGATTGTGGTCGCGGTACTGGCATGGGCAACAGACCATTACCACAGTAACGCGGTACGATTCCGGCAGCAGCTGGACACCGTTACTCATAAGCTGGCGCTGGCGAACGCGACAATTACCGACATGCAGACGCGACAGCGTGACGTTGCTGTCCTCGATGCTAAATACACAAAGGAACTCGCCGATGCGAAAGCTGAGAATGATGCTTTGCAGCGCCGCCTTGCTGCTGGTGGCCGGGTGCGCGTCAAAGGACGCTGTACAGTGCCCGCCCAGACCGAAACCGCCAGCCCCGGCAGCGTGGGCAATGCTGCCACCGTCGAACTCTCTGACGTTGCTGGACAAAACGTTCTCGATATCCGCGCCGGGATCATCAGCGACCAGGAAAAACTGAAGTATTTGCAGGAATACATTCGGGCACAGTGCAGAAAAAAATCCCCGCAGGAGGAGCAGCCGTAGCCTGCGGGGAAAATGGATAAAGTATATATGTTAACCCTGAAGAACTCAGGGGATTCATACTGTACGGAGTATCGCTTTTTGTACATATACCAGAACGTAACCAGACGCTAAAAACTGGTACACCTCATGAAATAACCCAGTGGCTGAAAAGCTTGGTGTTGGAGCGAATCCCCTGACCAGGCTGGCATTTATTTTATCTGAATATTGACGCTGTATTTTTTCGCTTTGTTTTTACGGGCTTCATTACGTGTCTGAAGTACTCTCAGTTCGTATTTTCCGGACGCCGGTAGCGTGTACTGGCCATTGTCATCCAGTTCAGATGAATATCTGGACAGGTCAACGGAATCGCTAATTCCTGGCCCGAACAGGTAGGTATCTGCGCCTTCATTCGAAATACTTACATGTACTTTCTGCCCCTTTCTGGCCTGGAAGTTATATGTATCGTAATCGTATCCCTTTATTACGCCGGAATAGCGGGCGCTATTTTGTCCTTTATCGAATTCGACATTCACGTTTTTACCAGTCGCAAAGCCAGCTGAGGTTAGCAGTGCAAAAAGAAAAACAGTTTTAGCGATACTCTTGAATTTCATATTTAAGACCCTCAGTCAGCGTTAAAATGATTAATTGTTATATTATAACAATAAGTGTTCGGTTTTTTCCAGGGTCCTTTCCGGGAATTCTGCCTGCCACGGGGCGGCAGCGGCGCGGGATTTGGCGCATTTTCGATTTTTCATGCATCATCATCATGTTGTAACACATTGTTTTAATGTCTTTTATTTTTAAAAGATGATGGTTTGTGTGTTTTTTGTTCATCATCTTTGGCTTTTCCGGGGGAGGGCGCGCAAAGAAACAGCCCCAGAGGTAAAAAATGGACGGCGAACTGAAGAACCTCAAATGCAATATCAGTCAGCTTGCCGCTATTACGGGGTTACATCGCCAGACGGTTGTCAGTCGTCTCTCGGGCGTTCCCCTGGCACCGGGAAGCAATGAAAAAAATAAGCTGTATCTCCTGACCGATGTGATCCGTGTACTGATGGAAGCGCCCGTTTCTCAGGCTGCTGAACATCAGGATCCGAACAAGATGACCCCGAAAGAACGTAAGGACTGGTTTGACTCCGAAAAGGGGCGTCTCTGGCTGGAAAAAGAGATGAAGCAGGTTGTCCCGCTGACGGAAGTCCGTCAACAAATGGCGGCGATCGTCAAGGCCATTACACAGGTACTTGAAGTCTGGCCGGACAAACTGGAAAGGGATAAGGGATGGTCTGCGGAGCAGCTAAACGAGGCCCAGGATGTGGTGGATGAGGTCAGAATACTGTTAGTTAAGGCAATGCAGGAGACCGCAGACGATGACGGGGAATAAATATGGCTCTGCAGCGGCAGTACGCCGGGAGGTTGCTGAATATCTCAGGCCCCCACGCAGAATGCCGGTAGCGGAAGGAATAAAACAATTTATGTTTGTTCCCCGCGGCGCCAATACGGCGGTTCCCTGGGATGACACGTTAACGCCCTACATGAATGAAGCGATAAATACGCTGTCAAAACGGGAATATGACGCAGTGATCTTTGCCGGGCCTGCGCGAACAGGTAAAACCCTCGGGCTGATTGACGGGTGGATTGTTTACGGTATTGTCTGCGATCCGGCGGATATGCTGGTGGTCCAGATGACCGAAACCAAAGCCCGCGAGCACTCCAAAACCCGTCTGGCGCGTACTTTTCACCACAGCCCTGAAGTCAGAAAGCGGCTCAGTCCTTCACGAAATGACAACAACGTCCACGATAAAATGTTTCGTGATGGTTCATTCCTGAAAATTGGCTGGCCGTCCATAACCGTTTTTTCTTCGTCGGATTACAAGCGGGTGGCGCTGACCGACTATGACCGTTTTCCTGAAGATATCGATGGCGAGGGAGATGGTTTTTCCCTGGCATCCAAACGTACCACCACCTTTATGTCTGCGGGGATGACACTGGCAGAGAGTTCGCCTGGTCGGGAAATCACCGATGTGAAATGGCGCCGTTCCTCGCCGCATGAGGCCCCGCCCACGACCGGCATTCTTTCTTTATATAACCGCGGTGATCGCCGGCGGTGGTACTGGCCCTGCCCGCACTGCGGCGACTGGTTCCAGCCCGCGATGGAAAACATGGTGGGTTACCGGGATAACCCGGACCTGATGGCCGCCAGCGAGGCCGCGCGTATTCAGTGCCCGCATTGTCTGGCATTAATTCAGCCGGAACAGAAACGCGGGCTGAATAACCGCGGCGTCTGGCTGAAAGAGGGGCAGTTCATCAATAAAGATGGCGAGATCAGCGGGGAGGCACGGCGCTCACGTATCGCAAGTTTCTGGATGGAGGGACCAGCTGCGGCGTATCAGACGTGGCAGCAACTGGTCTATAAACTGCTGACCGCGGAAGAAGAATATGAGCGCACCGGCAGTGAAGAAACGCTGAAGGCCGTTATTAATACAGACTGGGGACTGCCTTACCTCCCGCGCATATCCCTCGATCAACGTAAAGCCGAAACGCTGATAGCCCGCGCAGAAAAACTTCCCCCGCGGCGGGTGCCCGACGGTGTCCGTTTCCTTGTCGCTACTGTTGACGTTCAGGGCGGTAAAAAACGCCGTTTCGTCGTGCAGGTGGTCGGTTATGGCAGTCATGGTGAGCGCTGGATTGTGGACCGTTTCAATATCACCCGGTCACTACGCTGTGATGAGAGCGGCGAGGCCATGCAGATAAACCCCGGAGCGTATCCCGAAGACTGGCATTTACTGATTACGGATGTCCTCGAAAGGGCCTGGCCTCTGGTCGCGCATCCTGAGCAGGAAATGAGTGTGTTATGCATGGGGGTGGACTCCGGCGGGGAGGATGGCGTCACGGATAACGCGTATGCGTTCTGGCGCCACTGCCGGCGGGAAGGATTTGCCGGTCGGGTGTATCTCTTTAAGGGGGACAGTACCGCGCGGTCAAAAATATTCTCCAAAAGCTATCCCAACAATACCGGGCGCAGTGACCGACAGGCCCGCGCCTGCGGCGAAGTTCCGCTCTATCTCCTGCAGACCAATGCGCTTAAAGACCGGATCGCCTCAGCCCTCGACCGTAAAGAGCCGGGGGCAAACTACGTGCATATTCCTGACTGGCTGGGTGACTGGTTTTTTGAAGAACTGACCTACGAAGAGCGCGGCATGGATGGCAAGTGGACGAAGCCTGGCAAAGGTGCAAACGAGGCGCTGGATTTACTCTGCTATGCCCATGCCCTGGTAATGATCCGCGGCTATGAGCGTATCAACTGGGATAGTCCGCCGCCCTGGGCGCGCCTGCCTGAGTCTGCACAATCCAGCCGCAACACATCAGCAGCAGTCGACCCTGAACCTGTGACGAATGAGAGTGAAAATCACGAAATGACAGAACAACATAACCCGGCAATGCCGTTTGGCGGCGTGTCCGGCGGAGGCTGGTTATGACCCGGAAACAGTTACTGCAACTTCAGCAGGCTTATTTTGACGCGGAGCTTGCCGTGCTTCAGGGGAAATCCATCACCCTGAACGGACAGTCAATGACGATGGAAAGCCTCGGGGATATTCGCCGGGGGCGTAAGGAGATTGAGGATCGCCTGCGGCTTATGGACTGCGATCGACAAATCCATTCACTGGCGAGGTTCACATGAATTTTCTGGATAAAGCGATTGGCGCGCTGGCTCCGGGGTGGGGCGCGTCCCGCCTGCGTTCCCGGATGGCTATCCGGGCGTATGAAGCCATCACGCCCACGCGTACCCACAGGGTGAAGCGTGAAAATCGAAGTGGAGACCAGCTTATCCAGCTGGCCGGAAAGTCGTTGCGGGAGCAGGCCCGGTGGTTTGACAACAACCACGACCTGGTGATTGGTGCGCTGGACAAAATGGAAGAACGCATTATCGGCGCGAAGGGGATCATCGTTGAACCGCAGCCCCTGACGGGGGCCGGTACGCTGAACTCGGTGCTGGCAGAAAAAATCCGTCGGTGCTGGGCTGAATGGTCTGTTTCGCCGGAGGTGACCGGGCAGTACACCCGTCCCGTTCTGGAAAGGCTGATGCTGCGCACCTGGCTGCGTGACGGGGAGGTGTTCACTCAGGTGCTGACCGGAAAAATCAGCGGGCTGTCTCCTGTGGCGGGGGTGCCTTTCTGGCTTGAGGCGCTGGAGCCGGACTATATCCCGCTGGAGAAGACCGACAACAGCAGCAACCTGGTACAGGGGATTTACTTCAACGAGTGGCGGCGTCCGGTGAAATATCTGGTCTGCCAGTCCTGGCCGGGGGCGGGCGCTGCGGCAGTCGCCGTTAAAGAGGTGACTGCGGAAAATATGCTGCATCTGCGCTTTACCCGCCGTCTTAATCAGGCGCGCGGCGCTTCTCTTCTTGCCCCCGTCATCATTCGTCTGATGGACCTGAAAGAGTACGAGGACAGCGAGCGCATCGCGGCGCGGATTGCCGCGTCTCTCGGCATGTTCATCAAAAAGCAGGATGTCGGCACTGACGGCTATGTGGCGCCGGAGAAACGTAAAGAGACACAAATCCAGCCCGGTATGTTGTTTGACGGTCTGAATCCCGGGGAGGATATCGGGATGATCAAATCAGACCGCCCGAACGCGGGTCTGGAATCTTTCCGGATGGGGCAGCTTCGTGCGGTGGCCGCCGGACTGCGTGGCAGCTTCTCTTCCATTGCCAGAAACTATGACGGAACCTACAGCGCCCAGCGTCAGGAGCTGGTGGAGGCGCAGGAGGGGTACAGCATCCTTCAGGACAGCTTTATTGCTGCCTTTACCCGTCCTCTCTATCGGCGCTGGCTGGCTGCTGCGGTGGCTTCCGGTGCCATTGAGGTGCCTGCCGGCACGGATATGTCCTCGCTGTTTAATGCGGTGTATTCCGGGCCTGTCATGCCGTGGATTGACCCGCTCAAGGAGGCAAACGCCTGGCGGGTGCTGATACGTGGCGGGGCCGCAACAGAAGGTGACTGGGTGAGGGCCAGAGGGGGCGCACCTGCCGACGTGAAACGCCGCCGCAAGGCGGAAACTGATGAAAACCGTAAGCTGGGGCTGGTGTTTGACACCGATCCGGCGCATGAAACCGGAGAGCAATCCGATGTTAAAGAGGAAAAAAAGGACCCTGAAAAGTCCACCCAGGGCGATGGCAGCCGCGCGCGGGAAGAACGAAAGCGGCGCTGAATCCTGGTACACCATCCGCGCGGTGGCTGATAACGCGGCCGATATCAGTATTTACGATGAAATTGGTGGCTGGGGAATTTCGGCGCACTGGTTTGCCGAAGAGCTGGTGGCCCTGGGGAGTATCACGCAGATCAACCTGCATATTCATTCCCCGGGTGGCAGTATTTTCGACGGGCTGGCCATTTACAATCTGCTGAAAAATCACCCGGCGAGAAAAGTGGTATATGTGGACGGTGTGGCCTGTTCGATGGCGTCGGTCATCGCGATGGTGGGCGACCCCGTCATCATGCCGGAAAACGCGATGATGATGATCCACCGCCCACGCGGTATTGCCGGCGGTGAGTCCTCTGATATCCGCGACTATGCCGATCTGCTCGACAAGATGGAAAGCGTCATCATCCCGATTTACGCCGAAAAAACGGGGAAATCACCGGACGATATTGCCGCGCTGCTCGCCAGTGAGACCTGGATGAGTGGGGCCGAGTGTGTCCGGGAAGGCTTTGCCGACAAAGTTATTCAGCCCGTCCGGGCAATGGCTCAGCTGCATTCAAAACGACTTGAGGAATTTGAACATATGCCACAGAACATCAAAAACATGATTATTGCCCCCCAGGGTAACGCCAGGACACTGACACAGCCGGAGCCGCAGGCCATCGTGACCCCGCCTCCGGTGGCGGTCACCACGCCGGCGCCCCAGCCTGTTACCCCCCCTCAGGGGACGGATGAAATCACCCTGCGCGCCCGTTTTCAGGAAGAGCAGCGACAGCGTATCAGCGGGATCCAGAATGTGTTTGGTATGTTCGGTAACCGCCACGGCGAGCTGATGGCGCAGTGCATTGCGGATGTGGACTGCAATGTGGACGCGGCAAAAGACAAACTGCTGGAGGCGCTGGGCCGGGGGGTGACCCCCACCAACACGCTGGGCGGGACGCAGAACACACAAAATCCAATGCTCTCCCATATCTATGCGGGGAACGGTAACTTTGCCGGGGACGGCATCCGGGCTTCCCTGATGGCGCGGGCGGGATTTGAAAGCAGCCAGGCAGATAACCCGTATAACGCCATGACCATGCGGGAACTGGCGCGTATGTCACTGACCGAACGTGGTGTGGGTGTCTCGACACTCAATCCGATGCAGATGGTCGGGATGGCGTTCACGCACAGCACTTCAGATTTTGGCAACATTCTGCTGGATGTGGCGAACAAGGCCATTCTGCAGGGATGGGAGGAAGCCCCGGAAACCTACGAACAGTGGACGCGCAAAGGCCAGCTTTCTGACTTCAAAACGGCACACCGTGTGGGCATGGGAGGCTTTAATGCCCTGCGTCAGGTGCGCGAAGGGGCGGAATATAAGTACGTCACCACCGGGGACAAACAGGCCACCATTGCTTTGGCAACCTACGGGGAACTGTTCAGCATCACCCGTCAGGCTATCATTAACGACGATCTGAACATGCTGACCGATGTCCCGATGAAGCTGGGGCGGGCAGCGAAGTCCACCATTGCCGATCTGGTTTATGCCATCCTGACCTCCAACCCGAAAATGTCCACGGACAACGTGAACCTGTTCGATAAGGCGAAACACGCGAACGTGCTGGAAGGAGCGCTGATGGATGTGGCATCGCTGGATAAAGCCCGCCAGCTGATGCGTACCCAGAAAGAAGGTGAGCGTCACCTGAATATTCGTCCGGCATTCGTGCTGGTGCCGACAGCACTGGAGTCCGTCACTAACCAGGTGATCAAATCCACGAGCGTGAAAGGCGCGGATATTAATGCCGGCATTATTAACCCGGTGAAAGATTTTGCGACCGTCATCGCCGAGCCGCGCCTCGATGATAACAGCCAGTCCACTTTTTATCTGGCTGCCGCCAAAGGCACTGACACCATTGAGGTGGCCTATCTCAACGGCGTGGATACGCCGTATATCGATCAGCAGGACGGTTTCAGCGTCGACGGCGTGACCACCAAAGTACGTATCGATGCCGGGGTGGCCCCGGTCGATCACCGCGGTCTGGTGAAGTGTTCCGCGTAACTACCAAAAATAACTATCCGAATGGCCCGTCAGGGCTTTTTTTACGCCTGAAATCCGGTCATTCGTGACCGGAACGGAGAAAATCATTATGGCAAAGAATTATGTACAGGCGGGCACCACGCTCGCCATTACGGCCACCGCTGCAGTAAAGAGTGGCAGCCTGGTGCAGGCCGGCGATGTGTTCGTCGTCGCTGTCACCGATATGAGAGGCTGGACAATAAAGGGTAAGCCCATCAGTGGACGTGCCGTATTGTCGCAAGAAATGGACGGCAATAAATCGCACTCGCACACCGCGCGGGCGCAGGATACTGACTTAGGGACAAAATCTACCTCATCTTTTGATTACGGTACGAAATCGACCAATACCACGGGCAATCATACTCACCAGTTCGGCGGTTATATCAATTCATACTGGGGAGACTCCAGTCACACCTCATTTCAGCCTGGAGGTGGTGCATGGACACAGGCCGCTGGCGACCATGCACATACAGTTTATATCGGAGGACACGAGCACACGATGTATATAGGTCCACACGGCCACGTCGTTATTGTGGACGCAGACGGTAATGCGGAAACCACGGTTAAAAATATTGCATTTAACTACATAGTGAGGCTGGCATAATGACTTTTAAAATGAGCGAACAGGCGCAGACAATTAAAATTTTTAATCTTCGTTCAGATACAAACGAATTTATTGGCGCAGGTGATGCATATATCCCGCCGCACACTGGATTACCGGCAAACTGTACGGATATTGCGCCCCCTGATATTCCCGCCAGTCATATTGCGGTATTTGACGCTGAAACCGAAACGTGGAGTCTGAAAGAAGACCATCGTGGCGAGACGGTTTACGATACAACAACTGGTAATCAGATGTATATCTCCGACCCCGGCCCGTTGCCCGAAAATGTCACATCAGTTTCGCCAGACGGTGAATACCAGAAATGGGATGGTAAGGCGTGGGTGAAGGATGAAGCTGCGGAAACAGCGGCCAGACTTCGTGAAGCTGAAGGGACCAAAAACCGTCTTTTGCAAATGGCAGCAGAGAAAATCGCGCCATTACAGGATGCTGTTGATCTTGAAATCGCAACAGATGATGAGAAAGCCCGACTCGACGAGTGGAAAAAGTATCGCGTTCGGGTAAACCGTGTGGATACCTCAAATCCTGCCTGGCCGGAGAAACCAGCCAGTAGTTTATAA